CTGGCACAGTTGACCTTGCAGCTGCAGGCCGAATGGGCGAACCAATTGGCACAGCTTGAGGTGAACAAGATTGAGGCGGGATCATCGTCGTTGTTGGTGTCAGGTTGGCGGCCAATGGTGGGCTGGGTGTGTGCGGCCGGTTTGGCCTACGCGGCCCTACTGGAGCCGCTAGCCCGGTTTGTGGCGACGGTGGGCTTTGCTTATCTGGGCGTGTTTCCGGTGCTTGATACTGAAATAACCCTGCAAATTTTGCTGGCCTTGTTGGGCTTGGTCGGGATGCGCACCTTTGAGAAATTTAAGGGCGTTCATGCTAAGTAATTCAACCACGAATACGCGTAGATAATTATGACCATTGCAGTGGATATATGGCAGTTATTGGGGGTCGCCAGTGCCTTGTTGGGCATGCTGGTATCCTTGGTCATTGCCGCCAGTAAGGCGTTGATCGGGCAGTTTGAAAAACGCCTGGACGAGAAGTTTTTGACCATGGAGGCGGGCAGGCTAACTGCGCAACAACGTTGGGACAGCCAGTTGTTGGCACTGGAACAAGCCGCCATCGAAGAGGCCAAGGGCTGGCAACGGGTGGAGCGGGACATCATGCAGATGAAAATAGAATTAGCAGAGAATTATGTGCGCAAAGAGGATCATCTCCGTATCCAAAGCGTATTGGAAGCCAAGATGGACGGTTTGGCGATACGCATTGAAAATTTATTTTTAAAAGGAGCCCACCATGGCTGATATGGCAAAGATACGCCGCGAGAACATACGTTGGCAAACCCTGTTGACCCTGAACAACGCGAGGCCGATCGGCGCTTATGAGCGCATTGTCTTGTCGGTGATTCAGGCCGAATACCCGGATGCCACCCAAAACGAGATACGCCGCGAGTGTGAATATTTGCACGGGCGTGATCTGGTTACTATCGACAAGCGCCCCGATGGCCGCTGGTTTATCGAGCTTGCACGGTATGGCGTGGATATTGTCGAGTACACCGTAGTGGTAGAGCCTGGCATTGCCCGTCCGGCGAAGTATTTCGATGTCTAATCCCGCGCAAGTGGACGGCTGGAGGCCTGAAGACCGTGCTGCGTTTGAGCGCGAACTGATCCGGCGCAACTTTACCGATTATGACGGTCTGGTTATCTGGCTGACAGAAAACGGCTTTGAACTGTCGCGCAGTGCAGCCTACCGGCACGGGGCCAAGCTCAAGCGCCGCATCCAAGCGGTGCGTAACAGCACCGAAGCGGCGAGGATGATTGCCGATGCGGCACCGGATGATTCGGACTTGCGTTCGGCGGCAGTGATTAGCCTGGTGCAATCCGAACTGTTTGACGTGATGGTGTGCCTGCAGGATCTGGATGAGGCTAACCCCGCTGAGCGCGTGGCATTGTTGAAGGAAGCGTCCAAGTCGGTGCTGGATATGACCCGCGCCAGCACCTTGCAAAAGGAATGGCAGTTGAAACACACGGCACGGATACGCCTGGAAGCCCGCGCGGAAGCGGCACAAGAACTGACGGACGAACTGAAGAACGATGGCATCAGCGCCGAGCTGGAAGCCTCGATTAAACGTATTTTGTTGGGTAAATGATGACTAAGACTAGCTTACCTACCACCAGCGAACCCGTTGAAGAATTGCACACCGGTGATTACTTCCCCGCCAACGAGCCGGTGTTGCTGGGCTATCAGGCGCGGTGGTTTGAGGATGAGTCGGAAGTCAAGATTGCCGAAAAGTCGCGGCGTACCGGCTTAACCTGGGCGGAAGCGGCGTGTAATGTCATCACAGCATCAAAGCCTAAAAAACGCGGCGGGCGTAATGTCTATTATGTGGGCAGTCGTCAAGAGATGGCGTTGGAGTATATTGCCGCCTGTGCTTTGTTTGCCAAGGCCTTTAACCAGCTGGCAGGCAGCGTGGACCAGTCCTTGTTCAAAGACGAATCGGGCGCTAAGGAAATCCTCGCTTATACCATCCGATTCCCGAACTCGGGTTTTAAAATTACCGCGTTGTCGTCGCGTCCCTCGAATTTACGGGGTATGCAGGGCGATGTCGTGATTGACGAAGCCGCCTTCCATGACTCCTTGCATGGCTTGTTAAAAGCTGCGATGGCGTTGACCATGTGGGGCGCACGGGTGCGGATCATCAGCACCCATAACGGCGTTGACAATGAGTATAACCAGTATGTTGACGATGCCAGAGCCGGTCGCAAGCCGTACAGCGTACACCGGATCACCTTGGATGATGCGCTGGCGGATGGCGTGTTTAAGCGTATTTGCTATGTGACGGGCAAAACGTGGAGCCTCGGGGCGGAACTGGCCTGGCGCACCAAGACCATTGCCAATGCCCCCAGCAAGGAAGCGGCCGATGAAGAATATTTTTGTATCCCCAGCCAGTCAGGCGGTGCGGCGTTAAGCCGGGTGCTGATTGAAGCGAGGATGGATACCCGTTACCCCGTTATTCGCTTGACTAAAGACAACTCCTTTAACGAATGGCCGGAGCATTTGCGCCAGGCCGAAATCAAGGATTGGTGCGATGAGTTCCTGTTGCCGGAACTGAACAAGCTTAACCCTAAACTGATGCACGCCTTTGGTGAGGATTTTGGGCGCTTGGGTGATTTGACGGTGATTGACCCGATTGCCATTGAGCAGAACCTGGACAGAACCGTGCCGTTTAGCGTGGAGCTGCGCAATATCCCCTTTAAGCAACAGGAACAGGTATTGTTTTATATCGTGGATCGTTTGCCACGCTTGATAGGTGGGGCTTTGGATGCAGGCGGCAACGGTATGTATCTGGCCGAACAGGCGCGGCACCGCTACGGTTCCGGGCGGATTTCGGAAATCAAGTTGTCGGAAAGCTGGTATTTGGAAAACATGCCCAAACTAAAAGCGGCTTTTGAAGACGGCAAGTTGACGATTCCGGCGGATGCCGACCAAATGAACGATCTGCGTGCCTTGCAGGTGATCAACGGCATTATCCGCCTGCCCAAAACCAAGACTGAAACCGGCCCCAATCAACGCCACGGTGACAGTGCCATCTCGAAAGCGCTGGCGTATTTTGCCAGTTTGATGGAGGCGCAAATTATTGAATATAACCCCATTCCCGGTAAAGACGCGCGTTACTGGGATGATTTTAACCACGACAGTGCTGGAGCCTGGTAATGCGTTTTATGGATTGGTTTACTGAAAAATTGACCCCTGCAGGGGTAAAGGCCCTGCAAACTGATAACCCTGAGTCTGCCCTGCTACATAGCGCGTTTGACGGTCATCCCTCGCGCGGACTGACCCCTGCTAGTTTAGCCGGTATTTTACAGCAAGCCGAACAGGGCAATCTGATGGCGCAGGCCGAGCTGTTTATGGATATGGAAGACAAGGATGCCCATATTGTCGCGGAGATGGGCAAGCGCAAGATGGCGGTTAAAAAGCTGGATTGGCATTTGGAACCCCCGCGTGACGCTACCGCGACTGAAAAAAAGGCCACCAAGCTGCTGGAGGGCTTGATCCGTGACGAGTTGGATGTCGGCGCCGTCCGCATGGCGATGCTGGATGCCATAGGCCATGGTTATGCCTGTTTGGAATTGGACTGGGGACAGACGACCGGCGCACGTAGCGGCTTGTGGATACCCCAGCAGATTATTCACCGGTCGCCATCGTGGTTTACCTGCCCGCCGACTGACCGCAATAGCTTGCAGTTGCGTGATATGAGTACGGCGTACGGCGTGCCGTTGCAGCCGTTTGGTTGGATACCCCATATCCACCGCTCCACCTCCGGCTATTTGGCCCGCACCGGTTTGTATCGGGTGCTGGCCTGGCCGTATCTGTACAAGAATTATTCGGTGCGGGATATGGCGGAGTTTTTGGAGATTTACGGGTTGCCGATTCGGGTGGGGCAATATCCGCCTGGGGCGTCGGACACTGAAAAACGCGCCTTGATGGATACGGTGTTGAGTATTGGCCATAATGCCGCCGGTATTATCCCCGATTCGATGAAGCTGGAATTGCAGCAAGTGATGGCCACCGGTAGTGCCGATGCTTTTAAGGTGATGATCGATTGGTGTGAGGCCAGTCAAAGCAAAGCGATTTTAGGGGGTACGCTGACCAGTTCCATCGGTGCCAACGGCAACCGCAGTCTGGGCGATGTGCATAATGCCGTGCGCCTGGACATACGGGACGATGATGCCCAGCAGCTGGATCAAAGCTTAAGCACTTATTTGATTTACCCAATCGCGATGCTCAACGGCTTGTTTGCCGAACACCGCTGCCCGACCTGGGTGAGTGATACCCAAGAGCCGGAGGATTTGGCCTTGTATGCCGACGCACTGCCCAAACTGGCAGCTGCCGGGGTGAGGATACCGGTGAGTTATGTGAATTTAAAGCTGAAGATACCGGAACCGGAAGAGGGCGAGGCGGTGTTGGGCGTGGCTGCGCCTGCGCAGGGTAATGCAGACGCGATAAATCGCGTCTCACCATTGGCGGCAGAAGTGCCGGTTAATGATGTGGACAACTCGCCGGTGACGGCACAGGCCGATTTGTTGGCAAGCCAAGCCGCACCGGTGCTTAACGATTGGCTGGGCGTGCTGCGTGCCAAGCTGGATAGCGCCGATAGTCTGGACAGTTACCAGGCTGACTTGTTGAACAGTTATGGCGATCTGGATAGTGGCGAACTGGTGAAGGTGATGGCGCTGGCGTTTGCCTGTTCGGATTTGTCGGGGCGTTTTGATGTCAGGGAGGCGGCATGATTGATCTGACTGTCAGTCTGGAAGGGTTAGCGTATGCCACTCTTTATGGGGCAGGCTTGGCACTATTGGCCAGGTTGGTACGATTCGCGTGGATAATACTAAGATGAGCCTACTGGTACTGCGCGGAGCTGAAGTATGCCGCTAAATCTATCCCCTACCCAACTGGCATTTAACGCACGCGCCGACGGTACGTTTAACCAGCCATTTGACGAACAGGTCGCTTTTTTAAAGCAAAAGCTGGATCTGCCAACAAAGCACTGGGATGACATTAAAGGCAGTGCGCATGACCGGGCGTTTATGGTCGCCGGTGCGATGAAAGCGGATTTGTTGGCGGATATTCATGCGGAGGTTATTAAGAATGCAGACGCCGGCCAGTCGATAGGCGCGTTTAAAAAAGAATTTGAGGCTATCGTCAAGAAGCATGGCTGGGAAGGCTGGACGGGCAGCGATACGGTCGCGGGTCGGGATTGGCGGGCGCGGGTGATTTATAACACCAACATGCGGGCCAGTTATGCCGCCGGGCGTTATGCGCAATTGACCGACCCTGAGTTGTTGCAGTCGCGACCGTACTGGAAGTATATCCATAATGATACGGTGGCGCACCCGAGGCCGTTGCATCAAAGCTGGAGCGGCACGGTGTTGAAATACGATGATCCGTTTTGGAACAGTCACTTTCCGCCGAACGGCTTTGGTTGCCGGTGCCGGATAGCGTCGGTGAGGCCGTCCGAGTATCAAGGCCATCCGGCACCGGATGACGGGACATACCAGAAGACCGATAGGAATGGCGTGGTGCATACCTTGCCCAAGGGTGTGGATTATGGTTGGGACTATAAGCCGGGAGCTTCAGTTACCCAGTCTTTCAAGAGCCTGATTGATGACAAGTTGATCCGCTTCCCTGCGCCGGTGGGTGCGGCAATGATGGATGCGCTCAAGCCAATCATGGCAATGGAAACGCAAGCGCAATGGGTAGGCACGCTGAATACTTGGCTGGCTACTGAGCAAGCTGGTCGGGTCGCTATCGTTGGCGCTATTGATACACCGACCCTTAGCTGGTTAGATGAGAACAAAAAAATAGCCCCGAAAACTG